GTGCGCTTCGCCGGGCTGCGCCCGCTGCCCGCCGGCCGGGAAGCCGGCCCGCGGTACCGCCGGCCGACTGGGCAAAACTTATGGTCGAGCGGATCAAGGCCGGTGACTGGGCCGCAGCTGCAAACACGCTGGCAACAAAGCTCAATGAAATGGTCGATACCGTAGACTGGGCGGGCATCGGCGATAAGATCGGGTACTATTTGAACGGCGCATTGACGTTCCTTGCGACGTTCATCCAGAACTTCGATTGGAAAAACCTTGCGTCGCGCTTTGCAGAACTCCTAAACCACATCATCACTGGCGTGGACTGGGGAAATCTCGGTGTGATCCTGACCGGGAAATGGGCAATCATCCTGAAATCGCTTGATGGCTTTTTCGGTACGCTTGACGGCGCAGCAGTGAGCAAGGCCATCACGGATTTCATGTACGGGACCGTGAACGCCGCCGACTGGATCGGTATTGCGGGAAGTCTCGCAAAAAACATCAGCAATTTCATTTCGGACATTGATTTTTCGGCACTTGCCGAAGCACTCAGTACGCAAATCAGAACGGCACTCCAAAGTATGGTGGCTGCTGTCGAGAACTTCGACTGGGCAATGCTCGGAAGAAAAATCGCTGATTTTCTCAACGGAATTGATTGGAGCGGAATTTTCTCTGATCTGACAAAATTGCTTGGCGGCCTGCTTATCGGAGCGCTCAATCTGCTTGTCGGCTTTGTGGATCAGGTCGATTGGACCGGCCTTGCAGACGAAATTTGGGCCTGTCTTGAAAGCCTTACCACCGATATTGACTGGGACGGTTTCGGCGAACTGCTTGGCAAGTTTATCAGCGGAGCGATAACCGGCGTTCTCGATCTCATTACGTCTCTGTTCTCAGATCATGACTGGGGCGAAATGGTGCAAAACCTGATCGGCAGTCTGGGTGAGGCACTGGGCGCGGTAATCGAAAACATTGACTGGCTTGGCTTGCTGGAATCCCTTGCAACCGCTCTTGTCAGTATTATCGTTCAGATCCCCAGCATTATTGTGGGTGCCATTGGCGGAATATCCGACCTGCTTGCAAGTTTGTTTGAGGCAATCGGCCTCGATTCTATCGCTGGTTTCTTCCGTGGAATCGGAGACGCAATGCGCGACGCCGGTTCGTGGCTGAAAGCGCACGTCGTAGACCCCGTTGTGAACTGGGTAAAGAACCTGTTTGGCATCCACTCTCCGTCTACCGTATTCGCAGAAATCGGTACATTCCTTATTGACGGACTAAAGCAGGGCATTTCTAATGCTTGGCACAAGATCACGGACTTCTTCTCCGGCGTAATCGAAAAGTTGAAGACCTTCTTCAGTAACGCATGGAGCAGTATCAAGTCCACCGCTACCACGGCATGGACCGGAATCAAGGGCGTTATCAGCAGTGCATGGAACGGCATCAAATCCGGTGTGTCGTCTGCCTGCAATACCGTCAAAACCGGTATCTCAAATGCTTGGAGCACCATCAAATCTGGCACCACAAGCGCATGGAATGGTATCAAGAGCGGGCTGTCTTCGGCTTGGACGAGCATCAAGACCACAGCATCGTCCACTTGGACAAACCTGAAAACCACTGTCAGCAACGGCTGGAACAACATCAAGGCGAACACCTCCACCGTTTGGAACGGCGTAAAAGCTACATTGTCCAGCACTTGGAGCAATATCAAGTCTACTGCGTCCTCCACTTGGAACAGCATGAAGACTACGGCTTCCAGCGCGTGGAACAGCATGAAATCCACTGCATCGTCCACATGGAGCAATATCAAGTCCTCGCTGTCCAGCACATGGAATAGCATCAAATCTACCGCGTCCAGCACATGGAGCGGCATCAAAAATGCGATTCAGAATCAGGGCTGGTCCGGCGTCGGCAGCAATATCTGTAACGGTATTGCCAACGGTATCAACTCCGGTTGGAGCTGGCTGAAGAACAAGGTTTCCAGCCTCGCAAGCAGCCTCCTCAGCGCTGCAAAATCCGCGCTGGGTATTCACTCTCCGTCGCGTCTGTTCCGTGACGAGATCGGCCTGAATATCGGCTACGGCGTCGGTGAAGGCGTGGAGGCTTCGCAGCCGTCCATTCTGAAATCCGTGTCCGGCGTCGCTGACGCAATCGCGGATGAATTCAACGCTGGTGATTATAAGGTTGGAAACATCGTTCCCACGTCTGAGGTGGATGGTGCGCTGTCCTCGTTCTCGGACAAGATCAGCGGCAGCTTCACAAGCCTGCTTGACCGGCTTCAGGCCATTGCAGATAACATCACGTTCGCTGTCCCTGCTGTGGCAGGCGGTGTCGTGCCCTACAAGACCGCAGCAGCCGCAGCAAGCGGCGGCGGTGCTGACATCGGTACGACCATTGAAACGTCCAATGACGCGCTCGCAAGCGTTGTTACGCAGGTCGTGACCAACGCCACCGCAGCCATTGTGACGGCCATCCAGAACTACAGCGGTACGACGGTCAACTTCGATAAAACCGCAATCGCAGAGAGCACGATCCGAGAGATCAACCGCAGAACGCGGGCGACCGGAAAATCCCCGCTCGAATAAGGAGGTGCGCACCATAAAACCAATCCTTAAAATCGGAAATCATGACTACACCGCGTGGCTGGCCGAAGACGGCCTCGCCCCGGTCAGAAATGACATCGACGCGGACGGCAGCGGGCGCAACCTCCTTGACGGGCTGATGTACCGTGCAAGGATCGCGCAGAAGGATAAGTGGACGGTCAAGTTCAACCGTATGCCTGAGCTGATTATGCGGTCGCTCGCGGCAGACGTTGACGGCGAATACACTGACATCACCTTCCTCGACCCCAAAACCAACCGCATTATGACAAAGACCTATTACACGTCCACGCTCACCTACGGTACGCAGCGCTATGACAAGGGCGACAACCGCACTTACTACGAAGGCTGTACCTTTAATATGACGGAGAGGTGAGCCTATGCGTATTTGTACTGAGCGCTGGACGAAGCTCGCGGCGCGCGGGCGGTTTCGGTTTGATGCAAAGGCGCGGATCAATAACAAGGATTACACCGTTATTTCCGCGCCGCGCATCGACCGTTCCCTTATGCCGTCCCCGCTGTCCGTGGGCAACTGCATATCGGCTACACTGAATCTGTCGATCCTCACGGACGACATCATCACCGCGAAAAGCCCCGTCGTCATCATGGGCCGTCTGACGAACGACAAAACCGCCACCGAGTGGAAGGAGTTCGGCACATTTTACATCGACCAGCGCGACACCAGCTTTGCGGGGCTTGTTACCATCGACTGCTACGACGCCATGCTCAAGACCAACCAGAATTATCTGGATGGTAGCGACACCGCCGCCAACTGGCCGAAAAGCATGAAGTCCGTCGTAGAGGAAATCGCATACCGAATCGGCGTCGGAATTGATCTGCGAACGCGGATCAAGACCGGCGCTGATTACGTTGTGCCGTATCCCAGCGGAAAAACCATGTCGCAGGTGCTGGGGTATATCGGGGCTTGCCACGGCGGAAACTGGATCATCACGGAAGAAAACCTTCTGCGGCTGGTCCCGCTCACGACTGCCCCCGACGAGACATTCCACGTCATCGACGAGGACTACAACAAGATCACGCTTGCCAACGGCGCAGGCAATCAGCCGGTGCGTCTGGCCTACAAGGAGCAGACCGTCTTTAACGCCGTGCTCCCTGTCCCGTCCGGTGTGCTGCCCGGCAGCAGCGACAACGTGCAGCGGTCCTACTTCATCACCGACGAGAAGGGAAACAAAATTGTCACACCGGAGGGCTACTACCTTGTGTGGGACACCGACGCCAATATGGCGAAAAAGGTTTCCTTGCAGGCGGGCGTTATCAACATCCCCGTCGTCTGCGGCGAGATCACGACCGGCACACAGATCACTGTGACCGGCGTGACACTCAACAGTGACAGCGGGGAGAGCTACACGGCGGGAAACGACAACGGAACGATGCTCACCATCGACAGTAACCCATACGCCACACAGGGCATTTGCAACGACCTGTACGCGGCTTTTAATGGGCTGGTGTATTTACCCTTTACGGCGACAAAATCGCTGTACGACCCGGCTACGGAGTTGGGCGACCAAGTAAAAATCGGTGAGCTTGTCCACAGCGTCATGTTCAACGTCAAGCTCACCCTTGACCACAATTTTCGGGCGGACATCGAGGCCCCGAACAGTGAAGAACTCAGTGAGGAATACCCGTATCTGTCTGAGGTGCAGCACCTGAAGCAGACCACGGAGGAACTGAACGGTGCGATCCAGAACGCCGCAAAGGAGCTGGCGGGCAAGGTCGATGATACCGCGCTGGCGGCTGAGATTGAGCGCGCGCAGGGCGTGGAAGTTGCTCTCAGTGAACGCATAGGCAACGAGGAAACCCGTGCCAAAGGCGCTGAGGACGGCCTATCTAAGCGCATCAAGAGCATTGAGGATTCTTCCCCCGGTGCTCTTGCACAGCGCGTCTCCGCGCTGGAAACCACCGTTTCGGGGCATACGCAATCCCTCTCCGCGCTGAACACAGCGATTTCCAACCACGCGTCGGACATCTCGCAGCTTGCAGAACGTGTGCAGAACGCCGAGGGCGACATCGACGCGCTACAATCCACCGTGGGCGGGCATACGACAGCACTTTCGGAGGTGCAGGGCACCGTTACCGACCTGCAAACGCGCCTGACCACCGCCGAAGGCACCATTGCGGCGCACGATACCGCGATCTCGACGCTTCAGACAAAGGTGTCCAATATTGAGGCCGCTTTGGTCGACATCTATAACCGGCTGAACGCGCTTGACAGCGGCGGCACCGGAACTTAACCATAAGGAGGAAGAACATGGCTGACAAAAGAATCGCTGATTTTGCGACGCTTGAGGAAGCACAGGACGACGATCTCCTGCTTGTCTCGTCCGAAGGCGAAACCTATAACATGAAATTCGGCACCTTCAAGGAGGCCGTGCAGGGCGACGCAGACCGCGCCGCTGCGGCAGCGGAGGCCGCAAAAGCCGCCGCCCAGCTCGCAACCGGTGTATCTGACGAGGCCCTGAAAGCCGCTGAAGCTGCTGAATCCAAGGCGCAGGACGCCAAAACGAAGGCGACGCAGGCAGCAGCCAACGCACAGGCGGCGGCGCAGTCCGCTAACTCCGCGCAGGAATCCGCCGCACGCTCTGAGCAGGCGCTTTTGGACGCGACGGAGGCCGTCGCATCCGTCAATGAATTCGCCAAAGATTTCAACAACCTGAAGACCACCGTAAAGGGCAAGGTTGACGACGCCTACGTTGAGGACGGCTATCTGTATATGACCGCCGACGACGAGGTCGTTGTCGGCCCTCTGGGGCCGTTCTCCGGTGGCGGCGGAGGTGGCGGCGGGGACGTCGGTTCCCTAATCCGTATCGTCAATAAGCTGACCTCGCGGGCATTCTCCGTGATGAACGGCGCGACCGTCGAGATCAAATTCAACTGGACGTCCACCGATACTTCCGACGAGCAGCCCACGGGCGACGGCTCGGCAACGTGGCGCATCAACGGGACGAAGGTAGCTACACAGGCGGTGTCGCAGGGCGATTGCACCTTCGACGCCACGAAGTATCTCACCCCCGCAAGCGCAAACACGATCAAGCTCACCATTGAGGACGCCTACGGCAATAACAAGTCCTTCACATGGACCGTCACCGTGTCCACCTACGATCTGGCATGGAATCTCGGCACCCTCGCTTTCCACGGGTCCAGCGTGCTTACCGTGCGCCTCACGCCCACCGGAGAGGGCACAAAGACCATTCACATGACCGTAGACGGCACGGAGGTTTTCACCCGTGAGGTCGCCACTACGGGGCGCTCCGTCACCGCGACAATTGACCCCACGGCGCTTGAGCTGACACACGGCGCGCACACCGTCGAGGCGTGGCTTGAGGTCACGGCAGGCGGCGAGGTCGTCACGACTACGCACCTGCGCCATGTCGGCATCTGGACGAAGGCGGACAACAATACGCCGGTTATCGCGGTGTATCAGAGCGCAATCGAAATCCAGCAGTTCGCCACCGGAAGCATCAATTACATGGTGTATGACCCCACCAGCACCACGGCGACTGTCCGTCTGCTGGAAGGCTACAATACCCTGTCCACGCTGACCGTTGACCGCACCATCCAGACGTGGGCGTACCGTGCTACTACGGTCGGCACGATCAACCTCTCCATCCGCACCGGCGAGAGCGTCGTTGCGCCGATCACCGTCACCTGTACCTCTCTCGGCTATGACATCAACCCTGTCACGACCGGCCTTGCCGTTGACCTCGACCCCACGGGGCACAGCAACAGCGAGACGACCGCAAAGCAGTTCGGTTACAAGGACGGCGACGGCACAAACCATCCGCTGACTTTCAGCTCCAATTTCGATTGGATCAACGGCGGATTTCAGATCGACGCGGAAGGCGTCACTGGCTTTGTGGTCAAGCGCGGCACCTATGTTCAGTTTGACCGCAGCCTGTTCAATGACAATGCTGCGACCTCCGGCAAGGAGATCAAGGTCGTGTTCAGAGCTACCAATGTCCGAGATTACGACGCGGAGTTCCTGACCTGTGTATCTGGCGGCATCGGCCTGAAACTTCAGGCGCAGCAGGCGGTTTTCAGTTCCGAGCTGACCAATATCGAAATCCCGTACTGTGAGGACCGCAAAATCGAGCTGGACGTCAGCATTGAGGCCAGCAACGAAAACAAGCTGGCCATGGTCTGGCTTGAGGGCGTGCCGTCCAGAGCGTTTGCGTACACCGCAAATGATAACTGGATGCAGTCCGACCCGCAGAACGTGAAGATTGGCTCTAACGACTGCGACATCTGGATTTATCGTCTGAAGATGTACAGCCACAGCCTCACACGGTATGAAATCCTTGACAACTTCGTCGCGGACTGCGGCAACACCACGGAAATGGTTGCCCGCTACCTCCGCAACCACATCTTCAACACGGACGGCTCTATCAACGTCACTGAGCTGGCGGCGGCAAATCCGACGCTGCGTATTCTCAAGATCGGTGCCGACCGCATGACCGTTGGCAAGTCCGACGAAGTGGTCTGCACGGTCGATCTCGTCTATACGGACGGCGGCAGCACCTACAACTTCCATGCGACCGGCGTCATTATGAAGGGTCAGGGTACGTCCTCCGCCGCATACGGCGAAGCCGCCCTCAACCTCGACCTCGACTTTTCTAAGGCGATCTGGGAGAACGGCGCGGGCGAGCGCATCGAGACGTTCGCCATGACGGAAAACGACATCCCTGTGTCGTACTTCAATATCAAGCTGAACGTGGCGTCCAGCGAGAACGCGAACAACACCGTTCTGGCCGACGACTACAACAACTTCCAGCCCTTCCTGTCCGAAGGCCGCCGTGCTGACGCCCGCGTCCGTGATACCGTCAAGGGCTACCCCTGCGCCGTATTCTTCACCAACACCGGCACGAACGCCGTGAGCGTTGGCGCACGGTCTGTCGGCGCAGGCGCGACGATCCTGTACGGCAATGGCGACATGAACAACTCGAAGAAAAACTTTGCAGTGTTCGGCCAGACCGGCGAGCATCCGCTTCAGTGCTGCGTTGAGATTTCCAGCAACATTGCCAGCCAGTGTCTGTTCAAGTCTGCTGACCTCACCTCGGAGACATGGGACGGCAACGGGGCCTTTGAGTTCCGCTATCCCAAGAATCCCACCGCAGAGATGAAAGCGGCGTTCCAGACCATGCTGTCGTGGGTGGTTTCCACCGATACTACCGCGCCGACCGGAAATGCGCTCAGTGCGCCCGTGACCTACGGCGGGACGACCTACACGAACGACACGAAGGAGTACCGGGCGGCGAAGTTCAAGGCTGAAGTCGGCAACTACTTTACTGTGGACAGCCTGCTCTACCACTACCTGTTCACCGAGCGCCACTGCATGATCGACAACCGCGCCAAGAACGTTTTCATCTCTTATGAATATGATCCTGACGTGCAGGACTACCGCTGGAACGTCTGCAAGGACTACGATAACGACACCGCAGACGGCAACGACAACGAAGGCGGTCTGACCTTCAGCTACGGCCTTGAAGACACCGACAGCGTGGGCACCAAGCCTGTATTCAACGCCTCGTCCTCTGTGCTCTGGTGCAATGTCCGTGACTGCCTTGGCGCAGAGCTGGAAGCCATGTTCAAGGACCGAGAGGCGGCGGGTGCGTGGAGCGCCGAACGCATCCTTGCCAAATTTGCCGCGCATCAGGCGGCGCGCCCGGAAGCGTTGGTGGCCGAAGATATGTGGGGCAAATACTTCATGCCCTATATCAACAACGGCAACACCGCGTACATTGACATGATGCAGGGCAACAAGACCGACCAGCGTACCCAGTTCGAGACATACCAAGAGGGCTATATGTCCTCCAAGTATTACGGCTCTGTGGCCGTGAACGATAAAATTCAGTTCAGAGGCAACACCCCGAACGAGTGGGCGGGTGTCACGCCGACCGGCAACTTCTCCATCACCCCGTATGCCGACTGCTATATCATCGTCAAATACGGCTCCTACAGCGTCCGTAAGCGCGCGAAAAGAGGCACGGCATATGAGATCATCTGCCCCGTTCAGGAGGCGCTGAGCGACACGGAAATCTATGTCTACCTCGCTTCCAATGTGGTTGAGATCAGTTCCATTGCCGGTCTGTACTGCCAGTTCATCGACCTTCAGAGCGCACGCCGTCTGCGCAGCTTCACCGCAGGCGCGGAGGCAGACGGCTACACGAACAAGAACCTGACGTCTATCAGCGTCGGCGCAAACACGCTGCTCGAATACCTCGACCTGCGCGGAACGCCGGAGCTGAAGCAGGCACTTGACCTGTCCGCCCTCACCTCCCTGAAAACGCTTCTGCTGACCGGCAGCGGCATTACCGGCGTGACCTTCGCGCTGGGCGCTCCTGTCGAGACGGCCAAGCTCTGCCCGCTGAACAGCCTGATTGCCCGGCAGCTCTCGCACCTGACCGCGTTTGCTATGGACGGCTCCAATCTCCGCACGATCTGGGTCGAGGACGCCGCAGCAATCGACACCTACGCGCTCGTGAGCGCGGCGGCACGCCCCAGTCGCGGCCGCCCGCCGG